GGCCGCGTGGATGGCCTCGGCGCTGGACGGCTTCGCTACGCCGATGTCCCAGGCGTTGCACTCCGAGTGCTCCCCCGGCTTGTTCGCGCAGATGCCGAGGTTCACGATCTGATAGCGCTTGCCGAACTCCGCGACGACGGCCCCGTAGATGACGTCTATCTGCGCCGTTCCGGGAGTGTCGGGGACCGGCGGTGCGACCGCGACCTTGCGGAGCTTCGCGAGCGGCTGGATGCGGTGGTCGGTGATGCCGTCGTCCACCCCGACGACGAGTGCGAACCCCACGTCGGACGCCTGCAGCAGGATGCGGGCTCGGGACAGGCACTCGGAGTAGGAGCGCCTAGGCCCGTACTCGCCCACCCGTCGCCTGAGCCGGAAGCCCTTGGCCCGCCCCGCCCGGCGCATCATCCGCCCCAGCCGGCGGATGGCACGTCCGAGCGGGAGTGGCTTGGACTGCTGCGCCGTCCCGAAGGCCGCGATGGTGTAGCGAACGCTCAATCGTCGTCCAGCTCGCCGTGCCACTCGTCGGTGAACGGCCCCGGCTCCACGCCCTTGGCGCGGCACCGGCGGACGTACTTGAGGTACAGGTACGCCGCCCAGGAAGCGCCCGTCCCGCTGACGTTGCCCTGCCAGACGCCGGTGAGATCCACCTGGTCGGGACCCCAGATGTAGATGCCGCCCGACGGGTGGCGCAGCTTCTCGCCGACGATGTTCTGGTACTGCACGTTCATGAAGCCGTAGACGTCCGCCTTGATCGTGGCGAGGTACGACTTGTACGAACTCAGGTCAGCCATGACCCACTCCTTCCTTTGACCGGGGATCGATCTCAGATGCGCTGACGCGCCGTGTTCGCGGGCGTGCGGGTCCTCCGACGAGGCCGGCCACGCCTGCGTGGTCCCTGACCGCTCGTGGTGGCCGGTGTGGAGAAGAACCCGTAGCTGAAGTGCCACGGCTCGTCGGGGCGTTCCTGGTACCACCCGCGCGCGAGCAGGGCCTGGCGAACCTCGGGGTGTGAGGCGAGATAGCCCGAGTTCACGTCGATCGCGAGCCCGTACTCATGCAGGCTCTTGCCCGGCGGGGCGTAGCGGTTCTGGTCGCGCGCGTACAGCGCGGCTTGCTGCGCGTTGGAGCGGTAGGACCCGGGAAGGACGGCTCCGAGCGGCAGCACGCCTTGAAGGGAGCGCAGCGCACCGGCCTGCAATCGCAGGTCCGACGGCCCCTGCTTCGGGTCGATGAGCTTGCCGTAGCGCCCCATGAGCCCCGCGTAGGACCCGGAGGAAGATGACCCCGAGCCGCCGAGCTGTCCGACCCGCACCCCGATCGCGGCATCCACGTCGTGCTGGGGCGACCCGGAGCCCCCGTAACCACCACCCCGCAGGATGCCGAGGGCCGCGTCGAACGCATCGACACGAGGGGAGAGGATGTCGGCGATGAGGCCCTGGGTGACCGGGGGGCGAGGGACCGTGAACGGAAGCGGCTCTGTAGGCGCTCCTGAGGGTTCCGGGGGCTGAGGGGGCTGGAGTACCGGAGCGGGTGGCTGCGGGGCTCCTGGGGGCTCCTGGAGCCTTCTGAGGGCATCTGAGCGCACGTCTGCCGCGATGCCCTGGATGCTCTGCTTCGGCTGGGTCAGCAGGTCGTCGAGGAGTGCCATCAGGCGGCTCGGTTCTCGTAGGCGGACAGGGCGGCGGCCAGCTCGCGCTGGAGCCGTTCGCGGTAGGCGGCGGTATCGACCTCGTTGACCGGGAACCCGAGGAAAGACCCCAGGACCGCCAGCGCCCCCTCCTGGTCGATGGGGGCGCCCGTCTCGTCCCGGCGGACACCAGAGCCAGCGAGGATGTCGGCGAGCGTGGACGTGTCGTAGGTGGAGGCGTCCCCCGCAGCGAGGCGCTCGGCGTAGGAGTAGAGGGGGAACTGGCGGAGCAGGTGCTCGAGCAGCGGCGGCGTGACCTTGCCGGCGGGAACGGGAACCCCATCCGGTCCGATCTCGTACCCCTGCTCCGAGCCGTAGGGAACGTAGACGTCGGGCGATGTGAAGGGGGAGTTCGTGAACAGGTTCCGCCCAAGCATCTGCTCGATGGCGACCTTCGGCAGCGGTGATAACTGTTGGAGCGGGTTCTGCATCGCGCCCTCGAACGGGTTCGCGCCCCGCATCCCGAAGAACGACACCACTCCCCCCGCTGGACCGAAGGGGATGGAGCTGTCCAGGTACTCCGGCAGCGGCCCGTACTCCTGACGCATCTCCTCGTCCGCCCGTGCGAGCGCGTCCATCAGCTCGGCCCGACCGGGGTATTCAAGTGGGAACTGAACCATCAGCTTGATGTTGTGCTTCGTGAACCCGTAGAAGGGGAAGATGTAGCGGCGCACGACGTGGCGCTCGAACGGCGAGAGCGAGAAGAAGTCGCCGTAGACCCTCTTGGCCTCATCCAAGGCTTCCTTGACCACGGAGAGGTCGTCCCCGAACCCGGCCTTCATCAGCTTGTCCATCCGGGTAGACAGGGAGCGGTAGCGGCGGAAGAAGCGTTTGACCGTGCCTACGCCCATCGCCCGCTCCGCAGCGGTGATGTAGCCGGAGGCGCGGAAGGCGTTGTCGAGCTCGACCGCCATCTTTCGCTCGGTCTCCATCCAGCGCTTCGCCATCCGCGCGGCCCTGCTCTGTCCTGCGCGGGCGGCGGCCCTGCCGATGCGTGAGCCCTCGACGCGGAGGTTCCGGGGATCGTAGACGTGCTCCAGCGAACCGAAGAACCCGCCCCCCAGCTCATCGATACCCGGGAGCTCGCTGATGCGCGCGATGACGGGATCATCCACGGAGCGGCCGAGCTTGGCCGCGAGGCTAGCGCGGATGCGCCGCTCCAGCACCTCGACCGCGGGCTTGATCCCGGCGCCCTGTAGCTCGGCCCAGACCGCGTTGCCGAGGAACTGGTTCATCACGTACGCGGGTCGGGTGAACAGCGTCAGGTGCCGCCAGGCGTTCATGAACGAGTCGTAGAACGCGCCGAAGGTCGTGGAGGGACCGAACACCTTCGCCCACTTCGCGGCGGCATCTAGTTGGGAGGCCACCTTCGCGGGGACGGCGTAGACCTTGACCGGCTTGCCGCCCGCGAGCAGGTCCCCGACGTAGTCGGCCTGGCGCTCCATCAGCTTCATCGCCTCGGCCGCCGACTGCTCCTTGGTCACGCCGGAGGAGGTGAGGTCGTCCATGAGGTCTTGGATGGCGACCCCGGTGCGCTTGGCGAGTCCCTGTATCTGCGGGATCCACAGCACCTCGCCCGTAGCCGGGATCTCACCGGGGCGAAGCAAGCGGCCGAACCGCTGCGCGTAGGCGTTGAAGACGTTGAACGTCTCCTCGGCCCGAACCGCTCGGGCGGCACGGCGGGAGAACGCCTCCACGGGGTCGGTGATGTAGGAGCCCTGCTCCAAGAGCTTGCCCTGGTTCCGGCGCAGATGGGGGTCGGCCGCGGCCTTCACACCGCCCACCGTCTTCTTGGAGCGGAACAGCTCCCAGGGTCCGATCTCGGCCGGGTCGATGTGGGGGAAGTAGATGGGGGCGGAGGTCCCCACCGCCCGCAGCGCGTCGTCGAGTTCCTTGACCGCCGGGCCGCCCTCCCAGGCGTCGTCGATCGCGTTGAACTTCGCCCCGTACTTCATCCGCAGCGGCTCGTAGGCACGCTCCAACATCTGCGTCGGCATGATGACGCCCTGCTCCCAGAGCATCCGCGAGTCCTCCAGCGTGAGGACGCGGACCTTCGCCGCCGTCGCCGCCGAGGGGTCGGCGCCGTGGATATCGGACACGCCGGAGTTCAGGTGGTCGATGATGCGGTCGATGGAGTCCACCTGGTCGGCTACGTCGATGCCGTTCGCGGTGAGTTCGTCCGAGGCATCGAGCAGCTCCTGCCGGTAGGTCTGCCACCCGGCCACGAGGTCGTCGGTGCGCTCCAGCCATCCGTCACCGGCTGCGGCCGCTGCTTGGCGAACGGAGGGGTCGATGTCGAGGCGCAGGGGGACCCTCGCGGCGTCATCCCCCAGGGAGACCACTCGCGGCTGGTCGAGGTCCCCGAACTCCAGCGGTCGTCCCGCCCAGGGAGCGGCATCCAGGCCGTCGATATCAACGTCGAGCCCCTGCCAGCGCGCGGCGGCGGTGGATGCGATCTCGGGATGCTCCTTGATGTCCCCGCCGATGGTCGCTACGTAGCGACCCGCGCGTGTGTTGCGACTCATGAGCCCCGCGGCCCCGACCTCGCCCAGGAGCCTGCGGGCGATGCCGCCCGCCAGCGAGTAGGCGTGACGGTCGTCGGCGATGCGGGTGAGCTTGTACGCCTCGGAGTCGTCGAGCAGCTTCTTGGCGACGCGGTAATCCGTCACCTTCTGGAGGAGCTGCTTCGGAGCCTTGGTCGCCACCCCCACCGCGCTCAGCGGCTCGCCGTTCATCAGCACGGTGCCGTCGTCGGCGAGCGACATCGAACGCTGCGAGAGGTAGCCCCCGATCTCGGTTCGTGCATCGGAGACGCGCCGCGCCAGCTCCGAGACGTTCTCGGTCCCGATGCGCCTGAGCGGTGACAGGACGGCGCGGGTAACGGGGTTGAGGTTCGCCACGGCCGGTTCCAGGGCGTTACCGACCCGAACGGCCCCTGCCGCCGGCAGCATCTTGCGGGCGAGTGCCCCGCCGAGCCCGAGGTTGCCCTCGGCCGCCAGCACATCGAGACCGGCGCGGGTGGCGGCGCGTGTCGCGGCGGTGGCCCCGATGCCTGCGGCCTTGAGATCGTCGAGGGTCGCTAGTCGCGCGGCCTTCGCCGCCTGCGAGCCCTCGGCGAGCCCGATGCCGACCTTGCCCGCGAGCTTGCCTGCGACCGAACCGGCCCCGAGCGCGTCCAGACCGAACGACACCGGGTCCTCGTACAGCCCACGGTAGGTCTCCGATGCCGGTTCGCCACCGGGGAGCAAGGGCGAGTAGCGGTCCCAGATGCCGCCGAGCAGGGAGGCGTCCGAGAGCGGGTGGAAGCCTTCGGGGGTGAGACCTACGAGGGTCTTGCCCAGCTCGACGGTGCGCCAGTCGTCGTCCTCGATCGCCTGATGCCCGGGCACGGCGTAAGAGATGGATTGCGCGATGTCGTGCCCGAGCGACCCGACGAGCCCGATGGCTCCCCCGACGAGGGAGCCCAGTCCCTCGCCGACGTTGCCGATGAAGCCGGGGATGGAGATGCCGCCGCCGTCGGAGGAGGTCGGGAGCGTCTGAGACACGTAGCCGAGACCAGGGGTGATGCGACCCCCTCCGGTCTGCGAAACGTATCCCACCATCTAGGAGACCTCCGGGTGTACGATGTCGGGCGTGGTAGCTATCGGGTACGAGTGCCAGACCTGCTCCGAGCCGATGAACTGGCTCCCCTGGGCGTGGGTCGCCGTGGCGCTTATCGCGATCGCGACGCTCGCCGTCCTGTTCGTGTGGCGTTACCGCCGCGCCGAATAGGGGTCGTAGGGCTCGTAGTAGCGGTCGGAGTAGTTCGGCACGGGGACGCTCGGACGTTGGAGCGATGCGAGCCCGCTGGTCGGTGCCTCGATCGATGTCGCCGGTCGCTGCGGGCCTCCGTACATCGCCCAGCGCTGTTCGATGAAGTTCTGCACCTGAGCTATGACCTCATCGGAGGCACCCTGCGCTCGGAGCGGCTGAATCACCCTCAACATAGCTTCGTGCAGCCCGTAGGGCTGTCCGTTCGGCTGCACCTCGCCGCCCGTCGCCCAGACCCTGATGTCCTGATCGATGGCGCTGATCGCCTCAGGTGATAGCGGCTCGGATTCCGGCATCTGCCCCGGCACCTGTCCCGCCAGTCCGGTCAACCCGGTCGTGATGTCCTCCAGCCTTCCCGCGACCCGTGGACGCGAGAGCGTCGGGTCGAGCGCCGAAGCGGACGACTGCAACGCAGCGAGTCCCTCGGGGGTGGCGTAGCCGGAGGTCGCATACGGCAGGGCCGTGTCGTAGAACGACTGCAACGCGCCCTGGTTCTGCTCGCGGCGTTCGTCCCTGCGTCCTTGGATGCCCGCGCCGATGCCGGACAGGATGGATTGCACGAACTCAGGGGGAAGTCCCGGAGATGCACCCAGCAGGTCGATGAGCTTGGATACCCCGGGACGTTGGAGCGGGCCGGGGTTGGGCGTCGTGGGAGTAGCGAGGATGTCGCCTAGTTGCATGGTCAGCCTCCGATCCAGAGCAGCTCACGGAGCATGTCGGGGTCACTCATCGCCTGTTGCAGGAACGCACCGATGGCGGAGTCGTATCCCTGCTGCGTGTTGAACGCCGCTCGGTCCATCCCGTAGCGGCCTCGCGCCATCGCCAGGTCCGCGAGCGCCATGCGACGGTCGAACCCCTGCTGGGTCAACTCGTCCTGACGCTGGCGGATGAGCTGGTCGATGCCACCCATCAGGTCCGTGCGACGGTCGCGGATGTCCGAGAGGAAGTCGCGACGGCCGGCCGCGAGGTTGCGGGAATCCGTCAGGCGCTGGATCTCACCCTGGCGTGCCGCCGATGTCCCGTAGGCGGCGTTGCGTGCCGCGTCGGAGGCGAGCATCTCGAGCGTCCCCGCACCGATGGTCCCGACGAGGCCGGTTCCCGCAGCGCGTTCGGCCTCGGGCACCGCTCCGATGTCCGTGCCGAGCATCTGACCGAGCGCCCCTATCTGGGAGGTGAGCTGACCGGCGATGGGGGCGACCTGCGCCTGGTACTGCGAGTTGAGCTGGTCGAGCGAACCCGCGAGCTGGTCGTAGGCCTCCCCGCTCCGCTGCTGGGCCTGGCGGTATTCACGCAGCCCCTGACGGCGTTCGCGCCTCAGTGCGCGCCGTGCGGGGCGGAACGAGAGCATGACGTCACGGACGGCCCGTCGGTACAGATCGGAGCCCTTGTTCTTGTTCGGCTTGGGCATCAGCGGTTCCTCCCACGCTTGCCACGCCTGCGCCGCCTGCGGCGGCGCCCCCCGGTCACATCGACCGCCGAGTTGGAGTCGTTCGCCGTCCGGTTGGCGAGCTCGAGCAGGTACTCGGCCATCGACTGCGAGTAGTCGCCGTAGGCCCCCGAGAGCGCCTCTTGCAGCGCGCCGTAGGCGTCGGCCACGTCTGAAGCGAGGTCTTGGTTCCGGCGGAGGTAGTCGGTGGCGAGCAGTCCCAACTGGTCGCCATACAGGGACGAGTCCAGAACGCCCCGTCCGGCCAGGTTCTCGCGGATCTGAGAGGTATCCAGTCCCTGCTGGGTTGCCAAGCGGGCGAGAGCGAGCGCCTGCTGAGCGCCGATCTGCTCACGCGCAGGGCCGATCTGCGCGAGCGTGCGGGCGAGCTGGTCATCGGCCATCCGGCGCTGCGCCTCGAAGGTCGCATCGAGCGGGAGTCCCTGGGTCTGCATCTGAGGACGCTGAGCCATGAGCGCATCGAGTCCCGCAGCAGCGGGTGGGGTCGTTGACGGTTGCCCGCCGGCGTTCTGCGCGGGGTAGGACCATCCGCCCGAAGGCTGAGGGACGATCGGGGGCGAGCTCGGACGGTTCGGCTGCTGGGTGGGGATGTTCGGGTTCGGGAACTGGTCGGTGCGCGGCGGCGGCTGCGTCTGAGCAGCGGGCCTGCCACCGAGACCGAAGGTGTAGGAGGGCGCCGCGTTCGGGACATCCGTGCGGATGGTTCCGGCGTCGAGCATCGCCTGAGCGTTCGGGTTGGTGACCTGCCCGCCCGCTCCTAGCTGGTAGTTGGCCCGGGCGGCGTCGAGGTAGCGCTGGTACATCTCGGGGCTCTGGAACGCGATCCCGGTGCCGGCCTGCCCTGAACGCTGCAGCGCCACCGCGGGGTCGTACCCCGAGCGCTCGCGCATGTTGGCGAGCGCGGCGTCGCGGAGTACGTCGCCCGAGCCGTTGGGCGTCCTGAGACCGGAACCGGTTCCGAGGTCGTAGATGTTGCCGCCTCGCACGCCCGCGCGCGACGGGTCGAAGTAGGTGTTCCGCAGACCGAAGCGGTTGTAGCCGCGCTGCGCGAGACGGAGCTGTTCGGGAGTGCCCATGCCGGAACCGATGATCCTGCCGCCCTTGCCGATCCTCAGTCCGGCGGCCTTGAGCTTGGCGAGGAACGCGGCGGTCGGCTCTGAGGAACCCTGGGCCCCCTGGGCTCCGGGGAGCTGGCCGTCCGGGGTCTGCACCGGGGTCCACCCGCCGGGGGGGATGGTGTGGATGGGCGGCGTCTGCCCCGGCATGTTGCGGCGCTGCTGAGCCCGGGGGACGCCGCGGCGGAGCCCCTTGGCCCCATAGGCGACCTTCCTGCGAGGAGCCGCATTGCGGAGCGCTCGTCGGTACGGGTTCACGTATGGATTCGCCATCTCTTTAGACTCCCGAGGAGAACGACACGTAGACGATGACCTCCACGTCGGCTGTGGTCGGCGCGAAGCCGTCGAGGGTGGCGTACGGGTACAGCTCGTCCCCGGCCTCGAACACGATGAGACCGGGGGTGAAGCGGGCGACGTCGCCGAGCGAGATCGTGTCCCAGACGGCGATCGCATCGGACGCCTGGCCCGCGATCCAGACCGTGAAGCTCACGGTGCCGGCGGTCTTGGCTGCCGAGGACCGGAAGCCAACAGCCACGACGCTGCCGGGGTAGGGCATCTGCACGCCGAGCGCCACCTGGTTGCCCGCGACCTCGCGGGTGCCCTGCACGTCGGCGACGAGATCGGCGAACCCGAAGCTGAACGGGCTCGCGGTCGCCGCCTGTTCGGCGGTGGACTTCGCGGGCGTCGAGACGGCCGCCCCTCCGACCCGCCCGAGCGGGACCTGCTGCGCCGGCACGCTCACCCGGCCCTGACGGTAGCGGGGCTCCAGGGTCTGCCCTTTCACGCGGCACCCGTCTCCAGGTACAGGTCGAGGTAGCAGTCCTCGACCTCCAGCACCGCGGTCTCCCCCGCCGGCAACGTCTGGGACATCGCGATCGCGACCGTGTCGGCACGGGCGCCGGAGGCCTGCGGGAAGCCCTCGACGAACACGCGCCGCACGCCCACGTCCTCGGCGCCCACCGTGCAGGCGTCGGCGTCCTCGCCGGAGAACGCCGGGGTGACCGTGAGCCCGGTCTCCGATGCGTCGCCCGAGCGCTGACGGACCTGAAGGAACAGGTTCCGCGCCGTCACGGGCTGCCGGGGCCCCCCCCAGGCGACGTCGCCGGTTCGGGCGGCGTAGTAGGTGTCCAGGCCCTCGTCCGGCCCTCGGGTCGGGTTCGGGAACGTTCGGAAGTTCAGCAACGACTGGACCGTCCCCGCAACGGGCGCGTACAGCTGGGTCCCACCGTGGTTGTAGAGCACAGCCGCGGCCTGGGGGCCGGTCGTACCCACCTGCTCCATCCTCCAGCGGCCGCCGTCGAGGTCGAAGACGTAGACCAGGGCGTTCGCCCCAGCCGCGATGTAGAGCGACCCGTCCACGACCGAGCACGAGACGAACTCGTCCGTCCCAACCTCCCAGGAGGCCTCGATGGCGCGGCCGATGGGCTCGACCGTGGCGCCGTCGAAGCGGTAGACCATCTCGGGCGCGGCCGCTACCGCCCCCCAGGGCGTCGCGATCAGCGAGCGGCCCTGCGCGGCGCCGCCGGCGTTGAGCTGGATCAGCTGGAACTCGTTGCGGTTCTGGCCGTCGAGGAACCACAGCGACGTCTGCTTGCCGATCAGCAGGCCCCCGTAGCAGGGCGTGATGTCCTCGATGGGCTCCCCGTCGTCGCGTCCGACCTCGAAGTAGCCGCTCTCCAGGCCCGTCCAGGTCCCACCGTCCGCGATGGCCGAGAAGTACAGCCGGGTCGGGTTCGCGCGCGTGCCGCCGACCCACAGGCGGTCGTTGGCCGCGGCGATGCAGCGGGCGCCGATCGGGGAGCCGGATACGGTGGCCGGTGCCGCGCCGTCGTAGCGCCGGATGCCGCCGGTGAAGCTCGAGGCCGTGTAGTAGGCGTAGCCGAGGCCGTTGACGAAGGCCACGGGGCGGTCGTCGGAGGTCGCGACCGCGGCGTCGATCACGGCGAAGGTCGCCGAGGAGAGACCGTCCCGGTCGACCTCGTAGACGTCGATGGTGCCGCCGTCGTTCTCCGCCGCGACGAGCCACGTCTTCGCGGTCTCGGGGACCGTGGCGCCGTCGTACCAGCCCTTGTAGGTCAGCACGACCGAGGCGTGGTTCACGCTCGCGCTCGAGGCGAACGTGAGCCCCTGGGTGCCCGTCGCCGTGCGCGTCCCGTAGTACACCGCGCCCTGTGCCCAGTCCGAGCCCGTGGTGAAGCTGACCCGCTGGCCCGTCTCCAGCAGCTCGGCCCAATCGGCGGTGGCGGTCGAGAGCGTGAACTCCGCAGCATCGTTCCCAGGCCCGCTCGAGGCGTTGCGCGCCCCGTCGACACCGATCACCAGCTCGGAGGCCTGCGCGGTGGCTCCGGTCACCGGCGCGACAGAGGTCCCGGTGGCCGTCGCTGAGGCCTGCACGTCGAACGGCGCAGTCGTGGTCCCCGCGATCTCGATCAGCCAGCACGTCACGCCGCTGGTGGGCAACGAGGAGCTGGTCGCGATGGTGAAGGGCCGGACGTCCCCCGACTGCACCGGCGCGGCCGGGTACTCGAGGATGCCGACCTGCTGCTGCGTGGAGCCGCTGATGGTCGCCCGCGCCGTCCATCCCGCGGCCGGGGTGAGCGTCACCGACCCCGAGGCCGAGCTCTTGGCGAAGCAGATGACGCACAGGAGCAGGTTGCCTACACGTGTGGGCGTCGCCCAGGTGAGGATTGGCTCCTGCGCCGAGGTCGTGCCCTGCCAGGTGAGCTGCACCGCGGCGGAGGTCTGCGCGATGGCTGGGGCGGTCGGACGGGAGAACATCCCGATGCCCCTGCCCCGGCGCGTCGTCGGGACCCCGGTCGTCGAGCCGGAGAACCATTTCGCCCGTGCCCTCAGCCCGCCCGTTGGCTCGGGGACCAGGTTCACGAGCTGAGTGAGGAACCCGTTCGGGACCCGCGTGGGGTCCTGGGATTCCAGCAGGCCCTCGGAGAAGATGATCCGCGCCGAACGCTCGGAGCGCGCCATCAGCCCTCCAGGAGCAGGCGCGCGATGATCTGGTGAAGGTCGGTGTCCCGGAAACGTCCGCCCGTGCGGAGCACCCGTTCGGCCTCGTCGGCGAACCGTTGAAGGTCGGGGGCGTCGGGTGCGATCTGCACCGGATCGGTGCCGGCACCGTCGGCCTTACCGGCCAGAGCCCTGACCTCGGGCAGCGACCTCATATGTGCGAACCCTCTACGTCGAACAGGTTCAACTCGTGTGTGAACCGCAACGGCTTCACATGGAACTGCTCGCGGCCGACCGAGGGGTTCGGGAGGCCGTCCTCGTACAGCCCCATGTAGAACAGCGCGCCGTCGGAGTCCCCGTCCTGCATCTTGGCCTGCGCGACCGCGTACTCGACCAGCTTGCGTTCAAGCTGCGAGGGCAGGACGTGTACGTCGTCGTTCTCGTCGAGGGTCTCCGGCAGGCGCTTGTAGCGCAGGGTGACGGCGGTCCCTGTATCGGGCGTCGGGTACAGCTCGATCTGGCGCTCGAAGATCCGAAAGATGGTGTTGTCCGGGGTCTCGGCGGAGTCGCGCCAACCCTGCCAGGTGCGCGAGTCGACCTGCGTGCAGTGGTCGTCGTCGCCGAGCGTGAGATCGGTGATCTCGACGAGTTCCTCATCGGTCGGGAACGCGAGCGTGTTGCCCCCGTCGGTCGTGGCCGTGACTTCCTCGTCGAACAGGGAAAGGCGCGCCGCCAGGTCGATGTAGGCCTCGTTCAGCCACGCGAGGATCGACTCCTGGGTGATGAAGCGCCCTCCGGCATCGCGCGTGCGCGACTGCACAGAGCGGATCAGCTCGTCGGCGGTGCGTGCCATCAGGCCTCCACCGCCGCCAGGAGCGCGGCCTCACCGTGGGCGATGCGCGCGGCCGCCCCGGCGTTCGTGCGCCACAGCTCGTACCAGTTCGTCCGCGGAGCCAGGCCGAGCGTGTCGGCCGACCCGACCTGCACCCGGCAGCGGCCCGAGGTCGCGTTCACGATGGAGGCCGCGAGCGTCAGGATGGATGCGCCGCCCTTGCTCCGTGCCATCCGGAACTCGAGCGACCAGCCCGTGATGTCCTGAAGCGTCCGGCGGTTGCGCTGGTAGATGTCCCACTCGATGACCTGGTCCTCGCCGATGACCCACTCGTCTATCGCGGTGATCGGTGCGTGCTCGCTCATGCCATCTCCTCGTCGCGCCCGCGCTTACGGATCGTTCGCTGGTAACGGCCACGCAGACGGCGCTGGGTGGTCGTCGTGTACTGGCCCCGCTTGCGGATCGTCGGCATGTAGCGGCCGCGGAGCTCGATCACGACCGGGACGTCCTGCACGATGCTCAGGGCGTGGAGCACCGGGGAGCGGTCGATCAGCCCGATGGAGACGAGCGGGCTGGTCCCGTCGTCGACCGCGGGGGCGATCGCGGCGGCCGAGCGGTCGATCAGCGGAAGCCCGACCTGCTGCTTGACCGCGCTAGGGGTCTGCGCGGTCGCGCTCTGGTCGATCAGCCCCAGGCCAATGCTCAGGCCCGGCGAGGGGGCGGTGGCTACGGCGCTCTGATCGATGAGCCCGAGGTCCACCTGCTGATCGACGCGCGGGGCGTGGACCTGAGCCGAGCGGTCGATCAGCGGTAAGACGACCGCAGATGGGCCATTGTTCACGACCGGGGTCTGCGCGGTCGCGCTCTGGTCGATCAGCGGCAGGTCCACCTGCTGCGTGACGGCCGGGATGTGCAACTGCGGCGCGTTCGAGATCAGCGGCGTCTCGATGGTCTCGTGCAGGATCTGGGGCGTGTGGATCTGCGCCGTGTTGTCTAACAGCCCGAGCGTGACCTGCTGACCCACGCCGACCTGGGGGGCGGTGATGACGGGCGTTTGGTCGAGCAGGTCGAGGCTCACGCTCGCCGTGACCTGCTCCGGCGTGAACACGAAGGCGGAGCGGTCGATCCGAGGCAGCGTCACGAACTGACCCGAGATCGCGGGGGCATGGGCGACGGCCGAGCGGTCGATCAGCGGAAGCGTGACGGTCTGCGGCCCCGAGCTGACCAGAGCGTTGAAGGCGTTGGACTGGGAGACCATCTCGTCCCAGGCCGCCTGGTTCGAGTTCATGCCGGAGTTGCCGATGCCGGTCCCCGAGCCGTTGCGAACCTGGAAGGCGTAGATCTCGGTCCAGATAGCCCCGCGGGTCGGCAGGCCGATGGCGTGGGTCTGGAACATCGAGGTCCAGTTCGCGGCGGTGCGCGGGCTGGAGGGCACGATGTCCTGAACACCGCGCTGGACGCTCTTGGACCAGACGTTGTTGTCGAAGACCGCCTCGTTCGAGGCGTCGGTCCCCCACTCCCCGTTCGGCGCCCACCCGTTCGCGTTGACGAAGACGAGCTCGTTGAACGCGCCGTACGTGGCGGCGTGGGCGGCGATGCCGGGGGCGATGATGTCGGACAGGCCGCCGAGCCCGGAGATCCCGAAGGCGAGCGGGTAGCGCCCGGCCGAGAGCGTGACCAGGGCGTCCATCCAGTCGGAGTTGGACGAGACCATCCGGTTCTTGTTCGTGGTCTGGCTCGCCCCGTGCAAGGCCGCGATGTAGTCGCCGCCCTGGCCTGAGCCGCCGAACCACAGCTCGGCGTAGTCCATCCCGGGGAAGGTCCCGATGTTCATCAGCGGGACCGAGCCGGGATAGCTCACCTGCTTCGCGTCGGCCCACGCGAAGACGTGGCGATACAGCTGCACCCCGGCGAGCAGCAGGATCGGGTTCGTGACCCCGGAGCTGTTGTACGGCTCGTGGTAGACGCCGCCGTTCGGGAATCCCGCCACCGTGGCTGTTCCGCCCGAGACCGCGTGGATCGGCGAGCCGTCGGTGATGAGGTTCGTCGGCGTGTACTTGCCGTTCATGATGCGGGGCGCGAACATCAGGCCCCGGTCCACCACGATGTCGTCGAAGCAGGCGTTCATGGCCCTGTCGTCGTAGACCCCGGCCCGAGCCCCCGAGGAGATCGCGGCGTGCGAGCCGACGACCGAGATCGTGGTCGAGTTCGCGGCCGCCGCGCTCGACAGCGTGACCTCGACCGGGGTCGCGGCGGCGCTCGTGGCGAAGGACAGGACCGTGCCCGACGACAGCGCCGGATGGTCGCCCGAGACGCTCAGCGTCGTCGAGTTCAGCGCCGCGGAGCCGGTGAGCTTCACCCGGCCGGTCTCGATGTGGTCCCAGCCGAGCCTCAGCCCGAACAGGACGAAGCAGTCGACGTCGACGGCCCCGAGGATCTGATTGCGGGAGCCGTTGTAGGACGACAGCGAGGCCGACGGGGTGTGCTGGTTCGTCCCGACCTGGAGGATGCAGTGCGTGCCCGCGAAGGCGGCCATGCTCCAGGCTTCAGAAGGTCCAGGCGCCCGAAGCGTTCGCGACGACGGTGACGTCGGCCCCGTTCGGCGTGATCGCCAGGCCCGTCGCGTTGCCGTAGTGCGCCAGCAGCGGCGACGTGGCGTCCGCGCCGGTGGACTTGAACACGACGAAGGACTCCAAGGGGTCTGTCCCGGTGAGCACCGACGACCCCGTGAACACGGGGTTGTCGAAGTCCACGACCCCGGTCCCGACCGACCCGGCCGTGACGTTGGTGAGCGTCAGGCGGTTGGCGAAGGTCGGGATGAACCCGGCGGAGATCGCCGCCGTGAAGACGTCGGTGTCGGCGGGCGTGTCGTCGTTGTTGTCCTGGAACACGGCACAGAGGGTGTCCGTGTCGCAGTCGACGCGCGCGGAGAAGTCCGAGGTCTTGCCGACGACCGAGTTGCGGTAGGAGGCGTAGACGACGTTAGTGCCGGCGATGCTCGCCATGGGCTTTCCTTTCTCGTTCGAGGTCGGTCCAGGAACCGTCGGGCTCCCGACGGAACCGATCCTGAGGCGGTAGGACGGAGTTCAGACGTGGGAGCCCGCCGACCTTCACGAGCCCCTCCTCTCGCGAGATCACGTCCGGCGGCTGCCAGACGGGTCGCTGTGGGCGGAACACCTCGACCGGCGCCCCCTCACCGGTGGGGATCAGGACCGGCCGCGCGTCGATCGTCGGCATGGCGACCGCGAACGGACGCGGGATGGAGGGACGAACGGCCACGAGGTCGTCGCCCCTTGAGCAGGCGACCCCGTTATCGCGCAGGTACTGGTAGACCTCCTCGGAGACCGTCACGTCCCCGTTGGAGTCGAGGTTGAAGTGGTAGGTTTTGACCAGATGCGTTACGCCGCACTGTGGGCAGGGGTACGGTTGGCGGTAGGGCTTGAGCGGGTTGGAGACCGTGAAGATGACCCCGCGCAGGTACGGGTGGTGGATCTTCACCCCCCGCCGGCGCATGTCCGCAGTCATCGTCACACGCCCGGCGGCTGTGTCCTGCCTCACCTCGTGGCGCATCAGCACTCCTCGACGGCGGTGCGGACCCACGACGTCGTCTCATCGGTGTCCGCGGCCCAGGTGGTCGTCTCGTCGGTGTCCGCAGACCAGGTGGTGGTCTCGTCGGTGTCGGGATCCCAGCAGTCCTGTTCGGCCACGATCTGGGCCTCGACGGCGAGCGCCGGGTTCCCGAGCACGACGTTGCCGAGCAGGCACTCGGGCATCGCGCACACGGCGGATATCTCATCGGCCACAGGCAGGCCCCTCTCAGGCGGTGTAGCCGATCGCGGCGGCGTTGGACGCTAGGCTCGCGTTGATCTCGTCGAACTGCGCCGGCGTCATCCCCCACGGGTTCGCCGAGGTGTACTCCTCGGTCGTACCCGGGAGCTCGATGGACGTCGCGCCGTAGCCCACGGCCTTGAGACAGGTCTGGTGCAGGTCCCCCACCCGGGCCACGGCGGCCGTCTGGATGTACGCGGGCGGCCCCAGCTCGGTGATCTTGTCGTAGATCTGCTGGAGCTTCGTCGAGGGCCAGTCCTCCTCGACGCGGTCCGAGTTGTTCCCGAGCGACCCGTACAGTCCGAGCGTCGTGCGCGCGTACTCCATGAGCGAGAGCGTGTGCTGGGCGACGTTGTGAACCTCGTCGGCGACCTGGAACGGGTTGCAGGCACGAGACGACACGCAGCGCAGCGGTAGGTGCGCGTCGATCGCGGAGCGCTGGCCGGCGAGGTCGGCCTCAAGCGTGTAGCCGGCGGCCGCGAAGGCCTGCTGGTTCGCCAACAGCTTGTTCTGGCGGATGTCCTGCTCCGCGTACCGGGTCATCATCCCGGAGATGGCGACCTCGCGGAGCGGCCCATCGGCCCCGGCGGATGCGTTGTAGCGCTCGGCCACCTGAGCCACGCACAGCCGGTGGGCCTCCACGTAGTCGTCATCCCAGAACGCACCGATCGTGAACGGGTTGCCCGAGATCGGCTCGGTGAGTCCGAACGGACCCCCGATGGCCTTCAGCCAGTCCGCGGCGGCCGAGCCGTAGAAGATGCGGACCTTCGCCTCCAGCCCGAGCGCGTCTGCCTCCGCGATCCCGTCGTCGATCGCGGCCGAGACGAAGTCCTGGTCCGAAGCATCGGGTTGCAGGTCGGCGTGGTTGACATTGACGACCATGCCCTTGACGTATCCGCCCCGGACCGAGACCCCCGACCACGCGGCCGCGGAGCTCGTTGCCGCCGGGGCGCCGTTCCGGTCGTACAGCCCGATCGGGATCCGTTCCGGCCGGCGAAGCGGCGCGTTGGGCAGGATCAGACCGGGACCATCGATGATTCGCACCCCGCTGACCGGGACGATCTTCGTCATACCAGCGGCGAGGCGATCACGTCGAGCGAGAAGTCCTCACCCGGCGTATCGGCCGTGGGGCCGTCGAGCAGGGTCAGGCCCAGGGAGCACCACCGGCCGGTGCCCGAGCCGGTGGCCGTATAAGCCGAGGTGGTGGCCGCGTCGGTGTAAGTCTTGGTCCCCACCGCCAGCACGAGGTTCGTGGCAGAGACCCGCGTCGTGGCGGCCGAAGTTCGCTCGGTGAGCGCGGCGTCGAGCGTGATCGTCGATGACACCCCGCTCCCCAGTCGCTGCGTGTACGCCCAGAGGCCGAGCCCGTTGTCCTCGGTGACCGTGAGCGCCGGGATCTGCGACGTCGTCGAGTTCGTGTCGTGGACGTTCTGGTCGGAGTCGTCAGGCTGGCCGGAGAAGACCTGCGCGTTCGCGATCGCCAGCGTGGTCGCGAGCACCACAGCGTTGCCCGACAGCGTGACCGACTGCGACCCGGACTCGCTCGCCACCGCGTCCTTCGCGATCGCGTACAGACGCAGCGACAGGTTCACGTCCACGACCGGGGTGACGAGGTCCGCCCAGCCGGTGGGGTAGAAGTCCGCCGAATCCGACAGGACACCGAAGAAGCAGACGAGCAGGTCTCCGACCTGATAGCCGTCGGGGATCGGGACCGGGAACGCCGAGCCGGTGGTGAAGCCCGAGAACGTGCTGTAGAGGTCGGAGACATCGCGGACGTCGAGCGTTCCACCGGCCGCCGAGGGGGAACCGCAGTCCGTGATGTCGACGGTGACGAGCTGGCCCTGGGTGAACTGACCGGCCACGGTCTTCTTGGTCCCTGCGTAGGCCGCCACCGCGATCGTCGGCCGGTTCGCGGCGACGGGGAATACCGTCGTGTTGTCGACCTTCACGTCGGCCTCGATCGCTTCCGTCGAGGGTGGAGTGCCGCAGTACGGCAGGACCTCCAAGGTGCAGTCGAACGGGAGCGGCCAGGGTTTGGAGCCGGTCGCCAGGCGAACCTCGCCCTCCTGCTCGAAGGTCTTGGAGGTCGCGCCCGCAGGCCCGGTCTCCCCGATGGGACCCTCGGCCGTGTGCTCGGCGATGAAGTTCTCCAGGCCCGCCTTCGTGACCACCTGATACACGGGGTCTCCGGCAGCGTGCGAAGCCGCCGAGGTGCCCTCGATCCCGCGCGTGTCCAGCGTCAGCACGTCACCGGATCGGCCCGAGACGAGGATCAGCTCGCGAGCCGCGTCGTCGATCCCGCCGACCCGGATCCGGAAGTCGCCCGTCGTGGGGAACAGGTCCCCGTCGCCCGAGGCGAGGGTGAGCGTGACGGCCGAGTCGGTGATCGAGGAGAGCAGGGTGGAACTGCCGAAGTTCGAGAGCTGCTCGGTCATGAAGTCGTCACTGGTAGACGACGGTGAGGTCGAGCGCTTCGACCGTGACCACCGTGAGCCCCGTACCGAAGTTGCACTCGAACGGGAACTGGTCCTGGCTCAGCAGCAGCGTGGCGGGAAGCGTGATGGTTCCGATGAGGGTCCCCGACCCGGCCGTGTTGTCGTAGATCGCGATGGACCCCGAGGCCACGCCCTTGTTCAGGATGATGGACTTTAGGTAGCCCTTACCCGACTTTACGACCGTCGTCGTCGCCGTCGTGATGTTGCGGTAGTTGGCCTTGTTCGCCATCTGATGACCTTCCTATCCTTGCGGGACTCCCCGTCCCGTCCCCATCACACCCCGGCTGTTATGACGGAGACCTTCGTTCCAGCCGCCGCAGCGGCCACCTCGACACCGAACAGGCACCATCCCGCGCTCGTGGTGAAGTCGGCACCGGCGGCCGTCACGAACGAGGATGCCGACCAGTAGGTCGCGGCGGCGCGGTTGGGGGCCGAGTGCGCGTACTCGGCGAGCTCGGTGTACCCCGTGACCGCCGCGATGGACTCGTTGACGTTGTGGCCGGTGACCAAGAAGGCCCGGGAGTCGGCGCTCGCCCCGGCGGCGAAGGTGGCCGAGGCATCACCCGAGGCCCCGTCGTTGCCGACCACCTGCGGGATGCAGGTGCCCGCCCCCGGAGCCGAGCCGGGCGTCGTCGTCGAGGCCCCGGTCAGCTCGTAGACGCGGATGAAGCAGGAGATGTGCGACGAGGCGGCCCCGAAGTTGAGCGTGGTCTCCCCGCTCGAGCCCCCGGTCCCCTCGGCCACGAACGCCCCGCACTCATAGAACGTGCTGCGGGCTTGAAGGCCGAGCGATGTCCATGTCAGTCCGTTGCCCGAGCAGGTGGGCGTCTTGATCGAGCCGGCGCTCGACTTCCACAGCAACAGGTACAGCCGCCCTGACGCCGGCGTCCAGTTGCCCGCGTTCGTCGTGTAGGTGTTCGCATCCGAGTTGGTGTCCAGCGAGGCGACGGTGCTCTGAGCTATCGCCATGGCTCAGGGCCTGGTGAGGTCGACCTGGATGTTGACCTGGGTCACGGCTCCCGAGGTAGAGACCAGCTCGACCTCGATGTCGTCACCGGCCGCTACAGCCGTGTTCTGCACCGAGCCCCCGTCCGCCCATGAGTCGGCGGTCGAGACGGTGAGGTCCGAGGCGAGGAAGTCCGAGGTCTGGTTGATCCGCGCGTTCACCACCGCGTTCGTCCCCGCGTCGATGTGGCCCCGGACGTTCGTGACGGTGCAGGCGAACGGAGCTCGCCAGACCATGCGCGTCCCGTTGGACGGTGGAGAGCCCTCCAGCAGCGCCCCGACGGAGAACGGGATGGCCTCGAACGCGACCGTGGAGCCCGTCGCCCGAAGGAACGTGTCATCGGCCCCGCGAGCCAGGCGTGCGGGCGTGTCGGCGGCAGAGCCGATGATGAGGTCGCCTGCGGCGTCGATCAGCGATTCGAGGACGTAGCCGGTATGGGGGTCGGCGGCAGCGGCGTGCGTCTCGTTGTCGGATTGAAGCTCCGCGAGCGCACCCTCGACGTCGGTTGCCGTGAAGTCACCACCGGCGTCCGCGATGGAGATGGCCGATGCATCGTGAGCGTCGGCCGTGTCGTTGACGTGGGTATCGACCTTGGTCTGGGCCCCCGAGGTGGTCTCCAGGGCGGAGGTGTCCGCGATCCCGTGGATGGAGGTCGTGTCGGCTTCATGTGTCGCCAGGGCGGCTGCAGCGGTGGCTTCGGCTGCCGATTGCGTCGCTGCGTGGGTCGAACCCGAGTGGCTGGCGTCGACCGTCGGGGACGCCCAGGTCCCGCCCAGCTCCCCGCCCGGGGAGGTCCCAACGGCGATCTCAGCGGACAGGCCGGCGGATGCGGTCCCCACGAGGTAGTCCACATCGGTCGGGGCACCACCACCGCCTGCCTCGGAGGCCACCTCCTCGATGGCGGCCTGGACATCGGTCGCCGCGATAGACCCGGCGGGGGTGAAGCCTATCTCTGCGGCCGTGGATCCCCCGCGTATCCGGCGCGTCAGTGGTCGAGGCATCAGGCGTAGTACGCGATGTCGATGACCGCATCGGCCGAGACACGGATGAAGCGAAGCTCGGGGAGCTTGGCGTCGTAGATCATGTCCGAGTTGGCCGTGAGCAGCATCCCGGTCGAGGAGTCGGGGTCCACCCCGTCGTCGCGCCAACGCACGTCGTTGGATTCACACACGATGGCGGCCGTCCGTGCGGTGATCCCGTCATCCGTCGTCGGGACGGTCAAGGCGACGGCGGCCGAGGACACCGTGAGCTTCTGGAACCCGCAGGGCTTGAGATTGCCGATGGTGACCCTCACCGGCGCTCGCCCCTGCACTCATCGGCCAGACACCCGCAGATGCGGCAGAGCGGCCCCTTAGCATGGGGTCGCGTCACGGTGTCGCCCCGTTTCCCGAAGCCGGCCGGGGTGAACACGTGGTCGAACCCGCGCGCCGGCGGGGCCTCGGTCCCTTCCTCCTTCTTGCGCCTGAACATCAGACGCTCGCCACCTCACGCTCCAGGTGCAAGGAGCAGTAGTCCTCGCCCTCGAGCGCCGGGTTGCGACAGGCCGAGACGGACGCACCGTTGGAGATGCGCCCGAGGCAGACACGCTCGGACACGGCCGCCTCCGGTGGCCCCTCCCCCACGGCCTCCAGCACCGGCAGGTCGGCGGAGGACCAGGCGACGTACCACGCCTGCCGCTCGATGAACTCACGATGCTCGTCGGGGATGCCCTGGCCCGGAGCGAACCAGAGCCGCGGGACCACCTTGTTGAGGAGGTCGTCGCCCTGCTGGATGCCGGAGTCGACGTTCTTGCGCATCCCGAAGTCGCGATGCGCGATCAGGTGCCGCTCGACCGCGAGCCGCTGCTCGTCGGTCCAGCCGTTGCGGGCCTGGGCCTCGTCGGTATCGATGATGCCGTTCCGATCCGAGCGGATGCGAAGCCCCGGAACCGTGCGGAGCGGGTTCCCGACGGCATCCGTCGGATGCGGATTCGGCATCACCGTGTACTTGCGATTGACCAGGCCGGTCATGAAGCGCATGGTTCCCCCTCCTGTCGTTGGTCAGATGCCGACCGCGAGCAGCCGGGCGGCCACCACGCCCTGGTCCGACGCGGAGGCCTCGGTCGTGGCCGCCGTGTAGATCAGCAGCGTCTTGGCCGAGTAGTCCACGCGGAGGAAGCGGTTGTCCGCCTCCGTGCTGGTGTCCTTCTGCTCGACCCCGATGAACAGCACGTCCTTGAATCCGTAGTCGTTCCAGATGGAGGAGATGTCGTTGCCACCCACGGAGTAGTTGTCGGTGCCGCAGTCGTAGTCGAAGACCATGACCTTGAGCTTCGGACCCCCCAGGGACTGGACGAGCTTGAGCCCGCCCTGCCCGGGGTTCGTGGAACCGACGGCCGGGTTGGTAAGCGCATGTGCGGTCATGTCAGGCCCCCCAGATGCCCATGTAGTCGAGCGTGATGGCGGCCGAGACCGTGGTCCGCGGGATGCAGACGGCGGTAGCCGCGAGCGGGACCCCTGTCGCGATGGCCGAGGTCTTGGTGAACAGCAGGTTGCCGTCGAGGTAGTAGCGGCACGTGCCGTCGAGGTCGATCTCGAACCGGTACGTGTAGTAGGTCGCGGCCACGAACTTCCCGCCCCCCGTGCCGACCACCGCATCGGTGGTGGAGTTGATGGAGATGGCCGTGTGCTGGTTGCCGCCCGAGGTGAAGGCGGCGCCCGAGGTCGGGGTGGCCGAATACCCCATCAGCACGGCGTCGTTCGGGGTGGACGTGGTGAACGTCGAGGTCGCCGAGAGCGCGATCATGTTCGTGTCCGCCACCGCGTCGGTGATGCCGCAGAAGTACTCCGAGGCAGTGATGGTGGCCCCCGTCTTCCAACGGAACTCCGCGATGAGCGGATAGCCCGTCGGCTGGCGGTCCACCTGCCACAGCAGGCCGGTGGTGAGCTGGTCGGACTTCGCGATGACGTCGTCCGTCGTGATCGTGGCCTCCCCACCCAGACCCGCCCCGTAGGTGGCCGCGGCCGTGGTCGTGCCTTCCTCGGAGAGCGTCAGGCCGGCGGGGATCGTGGTTCCGGCGTTGAAGTGGGTGAAGAACGAGTTCTGGTACGGACCCGAGCCGCCCTGGAAGTTCGACGTGTTGAACGGGGACCGCTGCATCGCGTAGCGCACGGCCGCCTCGTCCGTCCCATCGACCCCCAGGAGGTCGGTGATCCTGTTCTGTGCCTCCGTCATGGGGTGTTCCTTTCTCGTGTGCAGGGGACGGGGAGGTTGGAGGGGATCGCCCTCCCCGCCCCCAGCGGCAGCGTCCTAGCCACTGACCCCTTCGACTGATATGCTGGGCAGATGACTGATTGCATCGAGCATGAGGGCTACCGCGACAAGGACGGATACGGGACCATCGGGCGTAGGAAGGCCCACCGCGTGGCTTGGGCCTCCGTCCATGGTCCGATCCCGGAAGGGATGTTGGTCCTGCACTCGTGCGACAACCCGCCCTGTGTGAACGTGAACCACCTGCACCTCGGGACCCACGCCGACAACATGCGCGAGAAGAGCGAGCGCAATGCTGCGTGGCGTGAACGGGCTGGCCGGGTGCTACGGGAGAACCGCTACACGGGCGCAGGGGACAAGGCCCCTAACCGCAAACTCACGGCTGAGCAGGTCGCGGAGATCCGCAGGCTCTACCGTCCGAACCCTGGGCGGAATCGGTCTGCGGAGAGCCAGCAGGCTCTGGCAGTTCGATTCGGGGTTTCCCAGAGTCAGATCAGCCGCCTCGTGCGAGGAGAGCAATGGGACACAGCACAAGCTGCGCCCGTCGGTCGATGGACCTCTGCCATCTCCGATGACCTAGCTCAGACGATCCGTGATCGCTATGGATGCGGGGAGTCGCAGCAGTCCCTTGCTGACACCTACGGCATCGGCCAAACGACCGTGAGCCGTATCGTCCGAGGGCTGCGTTAGTCAGTCACCCTATCCCGTGACGCCGTCAAGGTACCCGTGGAGGTACGGGTTGGCGAACTCGAGGCCCGCCTCCGTCACGAACTGGTCCTTCCACAGGTCGTCGCCCGGCGACTCGATGCCGACCTCGAGCTGCGTGTCACGCAGCGGCCGGTACCGGAGCTTGGACATGTCCAGCCCGTAGGCACGGCCGGCGTAGCCGTCGTCCCCCACGGGGTCGTTCTCGAGGAACCGGTGCTTGACGATCATCAGCTCGCCGTGGGCCGAGACCCACGTCTTGGTCGCCACGCCGTAGGTGTCCTCACGCGGCGCGTTCTGCAAGCGGGACTGCGCGATCTGGTTCAGGGCCGAGACCACGACGGCCGAGCAGAACAGCGTGCGGGAGTTGCCCGAGCCGGTGTGGGAGAACAGGTCTTCCAACCAGTCCTCGAACTCCGGCTCCGTGAGGGTCCCGACGGAGGTCTTCGCGTTCACCGTCGCCCAGTAGCGGACGCCGCCCATGCGGGAGATGGGAGCCCCGGTGTCGGAGACGTCGCGGTTGCGCTCGCCGAACAGGAACGTCTTCTCCATCTTCTGCTTGTGCCGCGCCGACACCTTGCGGCGCTCGTTCTTGCGGGCATCGCCGAGGTAGTTCTCGACGGCCTGCTGGGTGTTCGACTGGGACACCGCGTCCTTGAAGATCTGGGTGTAGTTGTACTTCCACTGCTCCTGCACGCTGTGCGGGGTGGCGGCGGCAGCACCCTCGGCGAAGGCCGAGCCCAGGATGAACAGACCGTCGTTGTCGGCGACGGCCGCGGTCGAGGTCGAGCCGACCCCCCGGACCACGGTGAGCGTGTCCGTGGAGGTCGTGACGCCGGTGACCCGGAAGATCTCCCCCGTGCGCGGCACGAGGACGTCGTCTCCGATGTTGAAGTACTCGGAGTTGTCCACGATGATCGAGGTGCCGGTGCCGGTCGTGCCGTTGATGGCGTCGATGGTCGGCGAGGAACCCGCGCCGGCCCAGTCGCCGCCCTCCTCGGGCCACTCCACCTTGTAGCTAGTGGCCTTCTTGGTCCCTTCCTTGGCGAGGATCAGGGAGAACGGCGCGTCGTTGGGGTCGAGCTCGCGCAGCGCCGACACATCGCGAACGTGCTGAGACGACTGGACGTTCGCGGTCGTGCCGGTACCGCGTCCGATGGTTGCGGCCATGATGGAGCCTCCTTGCTAGCTAGATGGGGGGTTGGCACGAGCGGAGGCCCCTTCGGGGGTGGTCCGTCGTAGGGATGCTGAGAGGCCCCTTCGGGGGTGGTCTCAGCGCGAGAAGAACTTCTGCGGCTCGGGTTCCAGCAGCTCGGCGATCTCGTCACGGACAGGAGCCGCGCCGGGACGGGTGCCGGATGGACCCGAGAGCGTCTGGGCGGCCGCGAGCTTGCGGTCCACCTCAGCCGTGGTGGTTCGCTGGGTCGTCGCGACAGGGGCGCTGTCGGAGGCCAGCCTTCGCGCCAGGGCTAGACCCTGCGCGGTGTAGGCCCATTCGGGCTGGGCCGTCAGCACATCGGCGACGGCGGGTGAGCGTGCGGCCTCCAGGGCCGCGTCGAGGGCTTCGCGTGAGAGCACGCGCATCCCCTGTTCGTCCGGGGTCGGGACGGGACGGCCGTCCGGCCCGGCTTCCAACTCCCCGATGGCGCCCAGGAACGCGATCATCGCGTTCTGGTCCTCGGCGGAGATGTCTGGGTTGTCGGCCTGGAACTCGGCGAGGATCTGGTCGTTGGCCTGTTCCAGGGCGCTCATCTGCTGGGAGGCGTAGAGCTGACGCTGGGCCTCCGTCTGGGCCTGCATCTGCGACGACAGGCCTTGGGTCTGCTGCTCCGCGATGGCTTGTGCGGTGGCGGAGATGATGCGGGCGAACTTCGACGTGGAAGCTTCGTCCCACCCCTGTTCGGTGGCGAAGGCTCGCAGGTCGTCCGCGATCTGCGAGAAGTCCTGGGAGGCTGCGGGCTTGGCCCGCTCCGCCATGAGTGCCTGCAGCTGCGCCTCGGCGAAGTCCGCACGCTGGGTCGCGGCGGAGAGCGCCGGCATCTGCGAGCGGCGGAGGTCTGCGTAGCGCTTGGCCCAGTCCACGGTCGCGGACGTGTCCTCGGAGGGCGCATGCTCCCCCGTTGCAGCATGCTCCTCCGCTTGAGCGGCCTCGTCTTCGGGCTGCTCAGGGGCCGGGGGCTCGTCCCGCGCCTCCACTTCCGGCGTCTCGTCCGTGGGCTCTACCGCTGCCACGGGTTCGGGGGCGGAAGTCTCCCCAGGCGGTGGAGGAAGCTCATCTACCGGGTCGTCGAACAGTTCCTCCAGCGCGCTCACTCGTCCCCCTCCTCGGCCGCAAGCTCCGCCAGGCGCTGCTGGCAGAGCGCTGCGGCCTTCGCGTGGTACTCGGGCAATCCCAGCAGGTAGTCGGTGATGATGAGCTCTCCCCTCGCGATCTGGACGGCCTCGGATGTCGCGGTGATGGCCTTCAGCACTCCGTAGGCCGTGGTGCGCTGCTGGGCGACGACCGCGGCGATGGCGGCCCAGCCCTTCGTCTCGAACGTCGCCAGCAGGTCTCGGTGGGTCTGTAGCTCCGCACGGAGCGCGTCGGCGTCTTGGGCTACCGGGGCCTCGGTGACGTCCTCGGAGCGGAAGCGTGGGTCGGAGCGGGGATCCGTCAAGCCATCGCCTCGGCCGGCACCTGGCCGTTCATCGGAGCCATCCCCGGAGGCAACGCCATCGGCTCACCCGTCATGGGGTCGGTGGGGACCGCCTCCGGTATGGGCGCCATGTAGCGCTCCATGTCCTTCTTGCCGTTGACCCGCAGCCAGTCCTCACCCATCGCCCGAACGTTGAACACTGGCTGACCCGTGGCCGGGTCGATGATGGTCGTGGACACCTGCAAGCCGTCCATCGCCTGCTGCTTACGCACGGTTTCGGTCTGGGTCGAGGACTCCGACTCGATGTCGTAATCGAACGCCCCGTACAGCGCCGCAGGCTCCACCTGAGCGAAGGTCATGGACCCGTCCGGCCCCTGGATCCGCATGATGAAGTCCGGCGGGGTGAACTGCTGGATCAGCGCCCCGAACTGGCGGTACAGCTCCCGCAGCCCCGTCAGCTCGGCGATGCGGAGCTTGAGCGCGAACCGGGAGTTGCCCTGCTCGGAGATCAGCGCCACACCCGTAGCCGTGTCGTTGAGCGATTCCGAGTCCGTGCCGGTCTGGTAGGCAGAGACCCCCGAGGTCTGCTCGGCGACGTCCTGCCAGAACTGGACCTCGGAGTAGGCCGAGCCGGTGATGTCCCCCATCTCGATGCGCTGGACCACGTTCGGCAGGCCCTGCTGGCCCGCGTTGACCCCGATCGCCTTGCCCGGGGCGAGCGAGAGGTCCCCCGCATCGGTGATGACCGAGGAGTCGAACAGCCACGGCGGGTTCATGACGAGGCGCACCTCGTTGACCCGCTGGTTCGTCATGGCGTTGATGAGGTCCTGGATGCCCTCGAGGTGCTGGACCTCGCCCTGGCCCCAGAACTCGTGCGCGTTCATGTAGTCGAGGATGCGGACGTAGGGGAACCCGCCGTGATCGAAGGGGTTCGCCACCACCCGGACGATGGCCTTGCGCGCGAGCGTGGTGACGACCGTGCCGTCGCGGTACCAGCACTCCCAGACCTCTATGCGGTCGTTGTCCTTGTCGAGCCCCCCGGAGCCTCCGAGGCCCACCGATGCCAGGCGCTGCTGGGCAGGGTCGTCGAGGGAGGCGGCGTAGTCGGCCTCGCCGATGCGGTCACCGCGGCGGAAGTAGCCCGAGCGGAACCGCTCGTCGCACCAGGACCGCGACTTGAACGAGCGCTGGATGACGAACTCGGCATCTTCGAACGAGGTGGCGAGTGGGTCGGGGTAGACCGAGAAGATGTCCAGGCACTCGGCGTAGGGGCCGACGTAGGTGACGATCTCCTCGTCGACCGTCTCGGTCGCACCGGACGGATCGGGTTCCATCTCGCCCGTCTCGACCTCGGAGACGAGCGGGTTGCCCTCCAGGTCGTTCATCGGCCGGCCGGTATCGGGGTCAAGGACCGGTTGGGACGGAGCCATCACCGGGACCATGACCGGCTGACGCTTGCGCCTGCGGACGACGCGCTTGCCGGGGGTGACCTTGAAGATGCCCGTGCCGTACCTAAGCGCCGAGTCGAAGCCCTGGACGAGCTCCAGGTACAGCCCCGACTGGTCGGCGCACCACTTCAGCATCTCCTCCATCGCGGGCGCCCCGGCCTCGTCCTCCGGCCCGACCGGGTAGACGATAGGTTCGGGTATCTGCGCGACGAGGCGCGGCTTGATCGTCTCGATGGTCTTGAAGACCTCCGGGACGAACACCTTCGACCCCCACTCGCCCGCAGCGCGTTCGGTGTAGCTCTGCGAGAGCTTGTAGTAGCGCTCCCACCGCGCCTGATGCGACGAGCGCCAGGTTTCGGCCGCCAGGAAGTTGCGCTCGCAGCGCGCCAACATCTGGGCGTGCTCTTCCTTCGTGGACGGGAACAGGTCTACGGCACCGTCGTCGTCTACTTCGGAGTACGGGATCGGCGAGCCCTCCTCTTACGGGACCTCAGCGCGTCGAGGGGACGCGCACCGTACTCAGACGTCCAACGGCGAGCGATGTCGGGGTGGCGAGCCCACAGGAACCGTCGCTGGCGCTCACTTCTGAACGGCACCCTTGGCCTTCTTGGGCTTAGCCTCGACGGGCACCATCTCGCGCTCGGTGGTCTGTGGCCCCTGGATGCCCGATGCCTCGTCGACGGGGGTGACGAGCGTGAGCACCGGCTGGGAGGCGGAGCGGATGTGCAGGGTGTCGCCGTCGAGCGTGAGCGTGTCGCCCGGGGAGAGGTGGGCGAACTCATGCACCTGTCCGTAGCGGTGGATCTGGAGGATTCGCTCGGCCATCTGTGAACTCCTGTCTAGAGCCCTGTCGGTGTGTTGGCGGTGCGGACTCCACGGTCGGTGGTGACGGCTCCGTGGGTGTGCCAGCGCTCGGCCTCGAGCGCGAGCGCGTAGGAGAGCACGCGGTCGTCGTGAGCGCCCTCCTGCGCCTGCGGCTTGCCAGCGTCGTCGAGGACGAAGGTCCGCATCTCCCTGACCGTCTCGGGGCTGCGGATGCCCGAGGTCCCCTCACGAACGAGCGCGGCGTAGTGGTCGAGCACCATCCGGCGCGAGCCCTGGTCGGTCAGGAACCCGTAGGCCACGGTGGGTTTGCCGTCGGCCACGACGTTGCGTCCGCGCTGGCGGTACAGCGCCGGATAGCCCCTGTCCCTCAGCCAGCGGATCGTGGACTGCCCCGACGAGTGGTTGCGCTCCACGACCACCAGGGCCGGGGCGCGTTCGTCGCGGTCGTCGATGCTCACCCGGCAGCCGTAGAGCATCCCGAGTGCTCGGATGCCCTCGGCGAAGATGTCGGGTGACATGCGCCCGTGCCACTGCGCCACCTGCTCACGACAGGGCACGAGGACCCACCGTTCGCCGTGCAGCTCCCAGGTCGCGACCTTGAGGACGTCGGCGCAGGAGAAGTCACGCCCGCCGCGCTCGGACTCGTCCCCGGTCGCGGCCACGAGCTTGCCCTGGGCGGTGTCGGCCCCGATGACGTAGTGCCCGAACTCGGACGGCCACTCGTAGACCCTGAGCGGCCCGCGCTCGGCGCCCTGCAGCCTGCCCGCGACGAACACACGGCGCTCGGGGCGTGATGCGCGGGTCTGCTCCGTGAGCACCGACAACCCATGCTCATCGAAGAACGCGCCGCCCGTCGCGATGAACGCTTCCTCGGCGGTCGCGGGGTACTCCTGGCGCCAGCGGCGCTCGTCGCCGGCGAAGTCGTCCGCGATCTTGCGCCGCCGGAAGGCCAACTGCTCGGGGGTGAGCAGATGACGTTCGCCGCGCCAGTAGAACCCCTCGTCCTGGGCCGCGCGCTCCCACTCGTCGGCCGAGGCCTCGATCTCGGCCCGCTCGGCGTCATCGATCACCACGCGGTACTCGTCGTGCGCCCACCACGGCAGGAACACCGCGACCCAGCCGTTCTCACCGGCCTCGGCCGCTTCCCACATCGAGTGGAACTCACCGCCGAGGCCGTTGGCGGTGGATTCGATGTAGACCTCGCCGCCGTTCTGGGGGGTCGCGTTGAGCAGCCCCATCAGCGTCTCGGCGGGGTAGGGCCAGAACGCGAACTCGGAGGCGTGGACGTACCACAGCGTGTCCCCGCGTCCCGCGTCTCGGTCCTGAGCGGTTCCGACCCGCAGCCAGGAGTCACCCTCCCAGGCGAGCTCCTTCTGCTTCTGGGACGTGATCTTCGGCCGTGCGATCAGCTCGGGCGACTCGCGCTCGAACCGGTCGTAGATGTCGAAGATGGTCCCGGTGCGATCGAGCTTGTCGGCGAGCACCATGCCCTTGCGCCCGAGGTGGAGCTTGCACCCGAGGTAGATGCGGCCACCGACCCAGGTGGAGATGCCCTCCTGACGGGCCTTGAGGATCAGCATCCTCACCCGGCCGGTGGCCTCTAGCTGGCGGGCGCGTTCCTCCTCGACCACCCGTTGAGCGAGGTTCGCCTCGAGCGGTCTGAGTCTGGCCTGTTTGTCGAGGATCTTCAGGCACAGCCGCGATGCGGTGATGTGGTCGGCTCGGAGCTTGGCTATGGCGGAGCGGTGCTGGTCTTTCGGAAGCGTCAGGGATCCAGTTCCCGCAGGATGTCCATGGTCTGGTCGGCGGGACCTACCCGAAGTTCCTGAGCTGCCTTGCCTACGGTGCGGTCCAGCACGTCCTTGGCCGCGGCGAGTCCGAGCGGATGAGCCGTTCCGGGGTCCTCGAAGCTTCCCACGATGTATTCGGCGGCGTTGCGAGCCTGCGCGTTCAGGAACTGGCGCGTGGAGGTCAGGTCCGCAAGGATGTTGGCCTCTCTCTGAGCGACGGCCTTCTTGCCCATCGCTTTCGGATCGTGACCGCCGTTCATCTTGCGCGGTTCATCCGTGACGACCTGGAGCTTCTGGCGTTGCGTCACGGTACATCCCTCATGTAGGCGTCCTCGACCTGGGCGGGGGAGAGCTCGCGCCAGTCCTTGGTCTTACGGTCCTGGTTCCATATCCGGCCCTGGGCATCGGAGTAACTGGCTCCGTAGCCGTTGGTCGATGCCCAGTAGTCCTCTCGGCGCTCCTTACGGGTGAGCCCCTTGAACTGCTGGGTGACCGCTTCCTCGTTGTAGTAGTTCGTGGATCGGGTGGCTATCACGTCCCGGGATGGACTCACCGAGCGAAGCCTGCTGGCGAAGGATGCGCCGCCGCAGCGTCCTAGGTGCTGGGAGCCGCAGTCGGGACAGGTGGGGACCTCAGCTAGCTTCACGACGCCTCCGTCCCTTGGGCCATCCGGGCTTCACGAGTCGCGGCCTGCGCTCGAGGACTGCCACCCTCAGCAGGAGCCAGGACCAGCAACGGTCACAGACCACATAGGGATCGCGAGTCTCGATGACGTGGGCCGCGATCGGGTTCGAGCAGGTATCGCAGCCAGGCACCCATGACTCCAGGTACAGGTCTGGCTCGCTACCATCATGCTCACCCCGACCCCCTAATCGCGCAAGCACGTCAAGCACTCACAAGCTCCACGGTCCCCAGCCGCCTTCGCGCACCATGATTCGTTTGGCTCACACCGAACGAACACCCGCTGCCAGAGACAGCGACCGATACCGATGATCCCGCAGCGTCGGCAGGACGAGGCGGACCAGCCACCGGCAGCGACCGTGAACTCGAACTTGTGCCTACGGTTCACAGTGACACTCGTTCCCGTCGTTCCAGTGGCAGTCCTTGTTGCGATCACACCGGTCGCATAGGGACTCCTCGTCCCTACCGTGAACGCAGCGTTCGTCGTGTTCCACCCTCAACCACTCCACCTCATCCATCAGTCGGTTCCTTCCGCTAATCCGAGTCGTTGCTCGATGCGTGCCAGTTCCTTCAAAGCGTGGAGCGCCGCGAGCCGTTCAGATTTGGGGTCTTTGAGCGCGATAACATCCGCGCCGAGGATCCCGCCGACATCGCGCACCTGATGCTTCTGCCGCGCGTCGGCCTCCTCCTCCCCCCGTGCCTGACGAACATGCGACCGCGCCGCGGCCAGGTGCTTGTCCACCCGCTCCACACGTCGGCTGACGAAGCGCATCACATCTTGGAGTCGGCGGAACTCCAGGCTGGCGGCGCTGGCTTCGGTGGGGTTCCCCACCCCGGTTCCGCCGAGCGTCCCCAGCTTCGAGCGCAAGGAGACCAGGCCAGCGTCCCTCGCTTCGAGCACCTCTTTGAGGAGCTCGTCGAGGTCCCCGCGCAGCGCGGCCGTCGCGCGGATCGAGCGGCGGATGTCCTGCTCTATGGCGGTCGGCGTCGTGCGTCGGCTCACCGGATGCACCATGCCGGACACACCCCACCTTGGGCACGGACCATCTTCGCCATGGCCATCAGGCTTGCCCTCGGGTCGAGCGGTCCAACGGGCCAACGCCGGAACCATCCCGGCCGCAGGTACGCTCGCATCCGGCCCTCCCAATAGCGCGACAGATGCTGAGCGAGGCCGCAAGATCCGTAGTTGCCGCCGGTGAACGGTCGGCAGGAGTGTCCGTCGTTGGGGTTCGTCGCCCAAGGGTTCCACCCCGACTCCCGCTCGATCACGTACTCAGGAACCGGCCCCGCGTCGAACCGTGCGAAAAGACACGCCGCGAGTCGGCGCATCATCCGATGCGAGCGCTCGAGGTCGGCGTTGAACTTCGCCGGCGAGGTCAAGGCCTCTCCGTACTGCCAAGTCGAGCAAGGTCCCCTCCATCTCGTTTCGTGGGGCGACGCTCCGGCCGCCGTCGGGATAGCAACGAGCACGGCCACGAGGGTCGCGGCCATGAGTGCACGCTTCATGTTGGCACCTCCGTCTCGGTGGAGGCCGCTCGGCTTGAGCGGCGCGCCTACGCGGTGGGTCTGTCTGGCCTCACCACCCCTCGGAGTACGTGCCCCGCGCAGCACCGAGCGAACCATGCGCCGTCGATGCTGCCCGCGCTGTGCCAGATCGACATGGTCGAGCGGAAGTGCTGGCTGTGCCCGCGCCCGGCGATGCATGGATGGCACGGCGTAGCAGGCCATGGAACCTTCACTCCTGCTCCTGTGGTTGGTCGAGGGAACGCTCAACGGAACGCAGCCGTTCATGGAGGGCCGCTATCTCATGCAGCAGTCCGAGGCACACGTCACGGAGATCACCGGCCGAATAGGTCGTGATGACCTCCAACCGCTCCGCCAGGTAGCGCCCATACGCCTCGGGTTCCATAATCGCCTGGGACTGAGCCAGCGGAGACAAGCTCACGGTGTCTCCTGTGGTTGGTCGAGGGCAGCTTGGGCGATGCCTCGCGCCTCCCCGATAGGGGACCAGACCGTCCCCTCGCCCGATGTGACCGTCACGGCGGCCGGAAGCGCCACGATCTCCTCCAGCGCAGCCCTCAGACGTTCGTTCTCCTGACGCGACTGTTCAACCCGTGCGCTAGTTCCCTTGACAACGAGCGTTCGCAGCTTCTCGTTCTCTTGACGGAGGGTGCGTAGTTCCTTAGCCCTGGGATGCACGGACTCAGCCTCGTCGCGTTGGGCGAGAGCTTTCTCGGCGTTCACGCGCCAGGCGTTGCGCTCCTCGATGGTGAGGTCGAGACGCTCTAGGAGGAAGGCTGAGTTGCACGGCCACGGTTCCATGCACGAACCGCAGACGTTCCCGTTCTCGCGGTAGTGATCGTCGGCGCGGATCTCCGCTAGCCGTGCTTCCACTTCCGCTTGCGGGTCGAACTGCGTTCCTGGTGTTCCCTGTGTTTGGTCGCGGGCGACTCGGGCTATGGCCTCGTCCCGTTCCCGCTCTACCTGTTCCAACTCGTCGAGGAGGCGGGTGGTTGGGCAGGGGTAGGGAACCTCGCATTCTCCGCAATCCTCGTCGCCCGAGGGCGGGTCGTAGGCCAGGTGCGCGATCCTCAACCGCTCCCGCTCGTCGGCGTTCACGCCGTCACCTCCCCGATGTAGTGGGCCAACCGTTCGGTCTGCCAACGTCGTTCGGCGCTCCGGGCGGCGCTCCAGGCGGCGTTCCGGGCGGCGTTCCAGGCGGCGCTCCGGGCGGCGTTCCGGGCGGCGCTCCAGGCGGCGCTCTCGGCGGCGCTCCAGGCGGCGCTCCGGGCGGCGTTCCGGGCGGCGCTCCAGGCGGCGCTCTCGGCGGCGCTCCAGGCGGCGCTCCAGGCGGCGCTCTCGGCGGTATTCAGCTCCTCCTCGGTGGCCTCTCCCTCGGCGAATGCGCGAGCGACCGCGATGGCTTCGCGCGGGCGGGGGTCGGCCGGGTATGCCTCCTCGAAGATGTGAAGGACGTGTTCCGCGCAGTCGGCGGCGAACAGGCGTTGGGTGCGTTCGTTCCACGCTTCGACCTTGCGGATGAGCCGACCTTTGCGGGCTACCAGCTTGTCCCCGGCGTCGATGATCCTGCCGCCCAGCTCGATGACGAACAGATCGGAGCGCAGCCAGTCGACGGCCTGTTCCGGCGTGCAGGCGTGGATGCCGTTCTTGCAGGCTGCGAGGTCGCCCTTCGCGTGGACCCACCGGCCGGGTTTGCCGTTGGGCAGCGGCCAGGTGAAGAACTGGAAGGGACTCCGATCGCCGTCGAGGAACTTCCAGGCGAGCATCACGCCGACCCCTTCCGAGCCAGCGCCCGGACCTCTGGGATCGTGAGGCCGTAGTCATCGGCCACCTCATGTTCGGGTTCCCCTGCCTCCAGACGTTCGGCGATGGCGTCCCAGACCCGATGACCGGCGTCGGGGTGACCACAGAACGCGCAGGGTCCGAGATCGGTGTAGTCGCGAGCCTTCACATCGACCTCCCTCAGTAGACCCATTGGCGCGCGATCTCACAGAGCGCTAAGAACACCGCATCCTTGTCCCGTTCGAGCTGGCCGAGCTCCGCGTAAGGCACAAGGTCAGGGTGCGTCTTGGCCTCGCGGTCGTAGGTATCGCCGTATTTCCAGCCCATCGCGAAGTACGCCTGCATCCACGAACCGTGCAGCTCCTCGGGCGAGCTGGACCGCTGCTCGCTCATCTGTCGGTCGATGACATCGAGGAACTGCGTGCGGAACGCCTCCTCACGCTCATCCCAGGGAACGGGCACGATGGGCGCATCTGCCGCTTCCGCCGCTAGTCGTGCGGCGTCGTAGACGAACTTCGCTCGACGTTCGGTGAGGTCTCTCATCGGTCCCTCCCTACCGTGTGCCTTCGCCGCCAATGCCTCGAAGCGTTCATCACCGATACGCAACCGCCACAGGGTTTGCTTCTCCTCGGGGTGGGAGTCGACGAACTGGTGACAACCGAAACAGAGCGAAAGCAGATTGTCGGGGTCGTGGCGGGTCGCCTTCGTTCTCCGTGTGAAGTGGTGCGCCGCATGCAATCCGCGTGAGTTCGGCGGGTACCGCTTGCCGCAGCGCTGGCAGGTCCAGTCGTCGCGCGTGCGGATCTGCTTGGACAACCTGATGTCTTCCGGGGTTCGCTTGATGCCGCTCATGCTCGCGCCGCCGGTCCTGTGGGTTCGGCGACCGCGATCTTGAACTCGCCCCGCTGGATGGCCTGCCAGTCGTCACGGCGCAGGGTCAACACGCCCAACTGCTGCGCTTGACCCTCGGCGTGGACCTTGACCATGACGCCGACCGATGTCTCGGCCCAGCGGGACAGGATGAGCTTCACGCGACCCCCCGCATGACTTCTCTGAATCGAGTGTGCTTCGCGTCGAAGTGAAGGGGGATGAACCCGGTGGGGCCGCGCCGGTTCTTAGCCAAGATCGCTTGCGTCTCCGTCGCCTGGGCTTCGACGTCGCGATCGAGCAAGATCACGGCATCGGCATCTTGTTCCTGGGCACCAGACTCGCGCAGATCCCAGAGCTTCGGTCCGCGCTTCTCCTTC